TATTCCGGAAAAGACGGCTGGGTAGACCCTAAGAGACGCCCTGTGATGTTGGAGGCGAAGAAAGATGAGAAAACAGAATGGAAACGAGTCGAACAAGACAAAAAATATTCCGTGGAATAAAGGTTTAAAAGGTCTTGATATGGGGAATAACAAAAATAAAACCTCATTTAAAGAAGGAAAGCAACACCCAAGGTATAGACCTATCGGCTCCGAAAGGGTAGAAAGAGACGGCTATATTGTGATGAAAGTCGCTGATCGCAAGTGGCAGCAAAAACACCGATTTTTATGGGAAAGAGATAACGGAAAGATACCGAAAGGGCATGTCGTTATTTTTGGGAATGGGAATAAACGAGATTTCAGACCAGAAAACTTGATACTAGTTACCAGGAATCAGCTGGCAACTATTAATAAATTTTCTTTAATTTTTGAAGATGAAGAATTAACAAGATCGGGTATTGCATTAAGTGATTTAATTCAAACTAAAACTAAAATGAAAAGAAAATTGGAAGGAGCAACCCATGCAGACAACGAATAACTACAGAGGACTGAAAGCAAAGCGGAACGGAGACAGATTCGAACTGTTGCTCGATCGGACATGTGTCCATTATGCCTTACAAGGCAAAGCCTACATCCAGAAGACACCAGAACCGATGAGAGTCATTGCGCCGATCAGTCGATCCAAAGGACAGTATAAGGCGATATTCACGAAGAAGGCACAACCAGACTACACAGGTACGTTAAAAGACGGACGCTCGATCGTTTTCGAAGCAAAGAACACCGATTCAACGAACCTAGCTTTCGACCGATTAAGCCCAGCACAAGAGAAGGATCTAGCCTATCACGATCATTTAGGAGCCGTGGCACTGATTGTTATCAGTTTCAGCTTAAAGCGGTTCTACGCAGTGCCTTGGACTGACTGGAAGTACCTGAAAGACAACAGCGGAAAGAAGTCAGTTAATGAGAAGGATTTAGCGGAATATGGCATTGAAATTAAAGGCGGACTGCTTGATTTGTTGAAGGAGGGGGAAGAATGACCTACAAAGACAAACGATACCACTTCTACCGCTGTGCAGACGAACGATTCGTAACAGGACACAGTTATTTTAATCACACGAATGGTATTGCAGGGTTTGACACTCTGCAGTCCAGACGAGGATATATTGGGCATTTGACGATAGATGAACTGGATAAAGAATTGAACAGACAGAAGCATTTAGGTAACGCTGGCGGCATTAACGGGCACAAAGTGAGAGCTGGAAATGTGACGAGAAATTATAGTAGTCGATATTAAGGAGGGGTTTTTGTGAAGCACAATATATATGAGGTATATCAAGATGATCAGCTAATCAGTTCTGGACATACATCTAAGATAGCCAATGAAACAGGTATGTCAGAATCAACCATATTCAACTATTGCGACAGTGATAAATCTTACAAGGGGTGGGTTATTAAGAAGAAAACAAGATCTTATGATTACCACCAAGTAGACTATGAGAAAATTAAAAGTAACATGAAAGAATTTGGACTTAAACATAGAGATTTAGCCGAAGTTTTGGACGTCGCAACGATTACATTAAGCAAGAAAATGCAACAAATATCACGCTTCAAAAATACAGAAATAGAGTTGCTAGAAGATTTATTCTTTCTGGACGAAGGCGAATTGATCAAAGAGGAACTCACGAACCGAACTCATCCACCGGACGGAAACATACAGACTTTTCCGAAGTCGAGTGAGCGTATTGCACGAATGATCAGAGAGGAAGATGAAATAAGTGATTAATAATGTCGTTTTAGTGGGTAGGTTAACCAGAGACGCTGACCTAAGGCGCACCGGATCAGGAACAGCCGTAGCAAGCTTCACATTAGCGGTAGAGCGACCGTTCACGAATGCTCAAGGCGAAAGAGAAACAGATTTCGTTTCATGCGTCGTATGGAAGAAGCCGGCTGAGAACCTAGCTAACTTTACCCGTAAAGGCTCGCTAATTGCAGTGGCTGGGCGGATTCAGACTAGGAACTATACGAATAACGAAGGTAGAAAAGTCTACATCACTGAAGTCGTTGCAGAGAACATACAGTATTTAGACTCAAAGAAGACGAATGAGAGCCGTTCAGACAGTACCCAAGGGAATTATACTGGAAATGATGAAACGGCTCCAGAAGAGGTATTTGAGGACGATAGTAATGTGGATATCTCTGATGATGATTTGCCGTTTTAGGAAGAAGTAAGTGATGAGCAGGATAAGCAAGTGCAGATAAAAAAGGAGATTGATTTAATGGAGAGAGAACTTATAGAACATGTACTTTTAGCGGATTCAATAGAAATGCTTCAAAGTCCAGAAGGTAATACCAATAGATATGTAGTGAACGGTGAAGAACTAGACGGAAAAGGCATAAGCAGGCTAACTGTTAGTCTTTATGGAGAGAGGAAACCATTCCTAGAGATTGAATACCATCCAGAATATATAACAGACAAAGACAAAAAAATATTACAAATTAATAAATAAAAAAAGACACGTCACTCGAACGTGTCCACCCACATAAATTATAACACAAGGAGTGACGTGTGTGAGCTTATTTCCAAGAGTCGATAGAGGACTAACTAAACTAAACGTAGACAGATTACTATCACAATACCGAACAATGGTTAGGTTGGCAGATGAAGAATATACCCCGCGAATTACGGCCACATATTCACTCGATTTAAAAGCGCCTGGGGGAATTAGCGATAATGTAAGTAAGGCAGTAATGAGACGAGTAGTAGCGGAACAAGAACTTTGGAAAATAGGACGTGCAATGAATAAGTTAGACGCTTATAACCGACAACTGCTACATGATCGGTACATAAGTAGAGAAAAAAAGAGCGATATACAGATATATAGCGATTTGAATTTAAGTGAATCGACCTTCTATAAAGAATTAACAGAGGCTATGATTGAATTTGCCGAAGCATATGACAGCGGAAGGTTGCTTGTTGAAGTGGCGGACTGAAAAAATGGAGATTTCTCGGAGATAATGCGGAGGATATGCGGAGATAATCAACAGACCGCTAACAGACAAAGGTGAGATAATGGTACTGTGGTAAAGTGTAGAACACGAAGAACTCATGATCAGATTGCCTCCTGAACCCGTACATTCTCTCTTTCTGCACTGAGCTATAACCGGGGTGATTATCGGACTGGCTCTCGTACAGTCAGAAAACAAATCAAAATGTTGACTGCCAAGTCGCAGTCTTAATATAAAGCATCTGCCTATACGGTGGGTGCTTTATTACATAGTTTGTAAACTGCACATGCCATGGTCGAAGATCTGAGCTTAGTTGGTGGGCGTGTGTAGTTTAGAGACTATGATTACAAAACAAAACACAGATTGTGGAGGTGGTGGAGATGTGCCTAGAAAACGAAACCCGAAACGGGACCAAGCGTACAAGTTATGGATAGATTCTAATAAGAATAAGCTTTTAAAGGACATAGCCGAAGAAATAGGTGCTTCTCCTTCATCTGTCCGCAAGTGGAAATCACAAGATAACTGGGAGAGAGAAACGAAACGGAGCGCTCCGATTATAAAGGAGCGTTACGATTCAATGAAAGGCAATAAGAATGCTGAAGGAAACAAAGGGAATAAGAAAGCCTCTGCTCCTTCTGGAAATAAAAACGCAGTGACGCATGGTTTATTTGCCAAATGGCTGCCTGATGAAACACAGGAGATCATGGAGACAATTCAAAATAGAAATGAAGCCGATATGCTTTGGGACTCGATCATGTTCCAGTATACGGCTATCATCCGGGCGCAGAAGATTATGTATGTCTATGATCAGGCCGATATGACCAAAGAAGAAATAGGATCGTCTTGGGGAGAAGGAGGCGGGGGAGAAAGTTTCACCGTTCAATTTGCCTGGGATAAACAAGAGCGCTTCTTGAATGCTCAGTCGAGAGCGCTAAGCACATTATCAAATCTCATCAAGCGCTTTGTATCAATGGCCGATGAAGCTGACGAGAGACGACAAAAACTGACTCTTATGCAGCATAAAATAGATAAGACGAAAGCCGAAGCTGAACGAATCAGTAAAGAACAAGGGGACGATGTTGAAGAGATCGTTATTGTCGATGAATGGGGCGATAATGATGCTTAAACAAAAGAAAAGAACCGTCTTTAGCGTCCAAAAGAACGTGAATCCTCACTTCAAAGAAGTTTGGACATCTAAAAAACCGTATAACATGCTAAAAGGCGGCCGTAATTCCTTCAAATCGTCTGTTATCGCACTGAAGTTGGTCTTTATGATGGTGTCATTCATCAAGCAGGGTGAGAAGGCTAATGTCGTTATTGTTCGCAAAGTCGGGAATACGATTCGAGACTCGGTATTCAATAAGATCCAATGGGCGATTAAATTGTTCGGCATGACGAATCGATTTAAAGCGACGGTATCTCCGTTTAAGATCACTCATAAGCGAACAGGATCCACGTTCTATTTCTATGGACAGGATGACTTCCAGAAGCTCAAATCAAATGACATCGAAGATATTATTGCGGTCTGGTATGAAGAAGCTGCTGAGTTTAATAGCGAAGAAGAGTTCGATCAGTCAAACGTGACCTTCATGCGGCAGAAACATGTGCTGGCTCCTTATGTACAGTTCTTCTGGTCGTACAATCCACCAAGGAATCCATATCATTGGATAAATGAGTGGTCTGACAGGATGACAGGAGAGCCGGATTATCTGGTGCATATATCCAGTTATCTGGACGATGAACTAGGATTTGTCACTGATCAGATGCTCAAGGATATCGAACGAATCAAAAGTAACGATTATGACTATTACCGGTATATTTACCTAGGTGAACCTGTTGGACTTGGTACGAATGTCTATAATATGAACTTGTTCAAACCGTTGGACGAACTGCCTGGTGATGATCGAATCATCTTACTATTTTACTCCATGGATACAGGGCATTCGGTATCAGCTACGACTTGCGGCTTTTATGGACTGACCGCTAAAGGTAAAGTGATCAGATTAAATACGTATTACTACAGTCCGGCCGGCAGAGTTAGAAAGAAGGCGCCGAGTGAATTGTCTAAAGATATTCATGAATTTGTCACTAAGACATCGACTCAACATTACTGGAAAGGCGCTCGGATCCATAAAAGAACAATTGATAGTGCTGAAGCTGCTTTAAGGAACCAGTATTATGCTGATTATGGTCAGCATTGGCTACCAGTAGCAAAGAAAAAGAAAGTAGATATGGTTGACTACGTCCATGACCTTCTGGCTCAAGGGCGTTTTTATTATCTCAAAATACCATATCCTATTGATATGAAATATGCAGACGACAACGAAATTTTTATCGAAGAACACAAAAAATATCAATGGGATGAAAAGACACTGCATACCGATGATCCGAAAGTCATCAAAGAAGATGACCATACAGTGGATGAATTCCAGTACTTCTGCACAGCGAACGCTAAAGAATTGAAGCTCAAAGTTTAGGAGGTGGTTATTTGGGACTCATTCAGAAAATCAAAAATTTATTCAAGAGAGGAGGGTATGCATTGGCAGGAGAATCACTAAAAACGATTAATGAACACCCAAAAGTCAATATCGATCCAAGAGAATTAGCACGAATCCAACGAAATATAAGCCAGTACGAAGGTGATTATCCTAAAGTTGAATATGTTAACTCTTATGGAGACAAGAAAAAAAGAGATTACATGAGCTTGAACATGAGAAAGTTAAGCGCTGATGTCTTGTCTGGACTCGTATTTAATGAGCAGTGTGATATCTATGTCTCTGATGCGTCTGATGAAGACGAGAAAGAGAATACATTGAAGGAGGCTCATGAATTCATCACTCATGTATTTGAGCATAACAAATTTAAAAAGAATCTATCGGATTATCTGGAACCTATGCTGGCGCTCGGTGGGCTGGCTGCACGTCCTTATTTCAACGATGATAATAAAGAGATCGAGTTGTCTTGGGCGATTGCCGATGCATTCTTCCCTCTCAGATCGAACAGCAACGGCATACCTGAAGGTGTGATGAAGGACACTACTATTAAGGTAGAAGGAGATAAGACGTTCTACTATACACTCCTTGAGTTTCATGAATGGGAGAAAAGCGAAACGGGAGACGATCTGTATGTGATCACTAACGAATTATATAGATCGGACAATCAATCAGAGATTGGAAAAAGAGTACCTTTAGAGGACCTTTATGAGGGAATGGAAGAACAAACCTATATCAAGGGCTTGAGTAGGCCGCAGTTCAACTATTTAAAGCCGGCCGGTTTTAACAACATCAATCCTCACAGTCCGTTAGGTCTAGGAATTACAGATAATGCAATATCCACGCTGAAAAAGATCAATGACACGTATGATCAGTTCTGGTGGGAAGTCAAAATGGGGCAGCGAACAGTATTTGTCAGTGATGCTATGGTGAATGTTCACTACGATGAGGCTGGTAACGCTCCAACAGAGGTATTCGATCCTGATGTGAATGTTTATAAAGCGATGCATATGGGGGATGGGAAAGATCCTGTCAAAGATGTGACGAATGACATCCGAACTGATCAGTATATATCCGCTATTAACCAGTCATTACGCACTCTGGAGATGGAACTGAAGCTGTCAGTCGGCACGTTCTCATTTGATGGCCGCAGCATGAAGACTGCTACTGAAATCGTGAGTGAAAATGACCTGACTTACAGGACTAGAAACAAGAATGTCTATGAAGTGGAGCAGTTTATCAAAGGCCTAGTGGTATCAATACTCGAACTGGCTAAGTTCTATAAAGTATATAAAGGTCCAATTCCCTCTTTTGAAGAAATCGGAGTCGATTTTGATGATGGTGTATTCCAAGACAGATCAGCGTTGCTGAAGTTTTATGGACAAGCTAAACAGCTTGGGTTTATTCCGTCTGTCGAAGCAATTCAGCGTATCTTTAAAGTACCTAAACAGACGGCGGAAGAGTGGATGGATTTGATTGTCGAAGAAAGAACAGACATGGATCCGATGGAAATCGAAACATTCAGGAATAGCCGTCAATTTGGTGTTGAGGAGTGATTGAATGGCCCGCAGACTCCCGAAGGTTACGCCCAGACAGCTTGATTTATACTCAAGTAATATGGCTGACCTATATAACTCTTTAGAAGGCGAGATCATAAAGATCCTCATCAAGAGATTAGGCAGAGGACACACGAACATCACGCAATGGCAGGCTCAGAAACTATCTGAACTAAGGTTATTCAACAATGATGTAACTAAGCTGCTGTCAGAAGTGACAGATGTTGCTGAAAACGAAATACGCAAGATGTTTGAAGAAGCAGGCGGTGCTATCGTCGAAGATGTTGACAAGGCCGTTCCTGAGACTACTAAGCCAATGCCGAACAAGCTAGATAACATCATGAGAGCTTATCATGATCAGGTCTGGGGAAACATTGACAACTATATCAATCAGACACTGATCACTACGAATTACACGGGGACTGCAGAACGTGCGTATGTTGATGTGCTGAACAGAACGACCGCCATGTTTAATACGGGTCTTTATTCATTTGAGGATGCCGTTGAGCGGTCGATTACTGAATTGGCTCAAAAAGGAATACAGTCCACATTCATAGATAAAGGTGGTCATTCCTGGAGCTTAGAGAGGTACACCAGAACTGTTTTGAAGTCTACCTTAGGAAATACCTATGACACACTCCGAAAAGAGCGTATGGCTGAATATGGGCTGCATACAGTGGTCGTGACTTCTCATGTTGGCGCTCGTACTGAATGCTCAAGGATTCAAGGAAACGTAGTAGATTTAAGGTATCCTGGAGAAATTCCTATTAATAGTGAGTACAGAAGTATCTATGATCCATATTGGGGAGCTGATTACGGCACTGCAGGTGGTCACAGAGGTACAAATTGCAGGCATAACCACATTATTTTTGTGCCTGGTGTGAGTGTGAATAATCAGCCTGATATCGATCCTAAACTGAACGCTCGTATTGCTGAAGCGCAGGCGAAACAGCGGCGAATTGAACGTGAAATCGTTAAGTACAAAAAGAATTTGATGGTGTCTCAAGAAATGGGCAGTGAGAGAGCTAGTTACTGGCAGATGCTCATCAGCAAGCGTCAGAAAGCAATGCGGAATCATTTAAAAGGGGAGAACGGACAGTATCTCAGTCGAAATTATCGACGTGAGAAGGTTTATACTCCACTGGATACGTTACTGAAAGACTTTGATTACAGTGAATAGGCGGTGAATTAATGAGTGAGTTTGAAGAAAGAAGACAGAAAAAGGAGCGTGGTGTATCAAACAAAGAGATACTACAGGACTTTATCGACAATTTAGATGATTACGATTCACTATTCATACTAGGGCAGAGCAAATCAGATGGAGATTATGTCATTAGTTGGAGCTTTGAAGAAGAAGGATCAGTAATCGGAGCGATTGAATGTGCGAAATATACCATTATGGAAAATAGAGAATAATTAAAGGTGTTGGTGACAGTGTTCTACCGGAAACCGCCAGACAAGGAGTGATGATATGAAGCACATATTATGGTTAATAAAAGAGCTGTTGATATGCATGTTTTCAGTAGATTATGAAGGATTTGCTGAATGTAAGGCTCTTATTAAGCTTCATTTAACAAAAAGGCGAACGAAGATTAGATAAGGCGGTGGTGACGTGAGCGTCCGTTGGAAAACCTTAGAAAACCAATGACGGAAAGGAAGTGATCGCTGTGAAAACAGCCTATCTCGCTTTTTATTGAGCGTTATCAATAACTAAATACATTGATACTAGTCAGCACTTATAGAGTGGTGGCTATTTTATTGTCTTTATCCGTAGACGTTAAAGAACGGAAGAAAAATACCCACTAGGGAGGAAATGAAAATGAGTTTATTCGAAAGATTAGTAATGAACCTTCAGTACTTTGCAACAGATGATGGAGGTAATGGAGGCAGCGGAGACCCAGCTCCAGAAAACGCTGGGAGTGAACAAACGGGTACTGGCAAACCTGAAGACAAGCCAGAGAACGGCAAGACCTTTACTCAAGAAGATGTGAATAGCATTGCAGCTAAAGAAGCGAAAAAGGCACAAGAAAAGCTGTTTAAAGAACTCGGCATAGAGGACTTTGACAACGCTAAGGAAGGCCTTCAGAAGTTCAAGGAGTGGCAGGATTCACAGAAGACAGAAGCAGAGAAGCAACAAGAGGATTTGCAGTCGCTTCAAGGGGAAAAAGAAGTATTGACGAAGACAGTCTCTCAACTCGAAGCTCAGATTTCTGCAATGAAAGCAGGGGTTAGTGGTGACTCAGTTGAGGATGTAATCGCACTGGCTGAACGATTAGTCACTGAAGATACAACGATTGACAAGGCCATTGAGCAAGTCATTGAAAAGTATCCTCAGTTTTCTGCTCAAGCCGATAATGATACACCAACGATTGTTCGCCCTGGTAATCCAAACGGGGGCAAACAAACGGTTAATCCATTCTCTAAGGAGAACTGGAACCTAACAGAGCAAGGCAAGCTGTATAAAGAAAACCCAGAGCTTTATAAGCAGCTCAAGTCTCAAGCTGGGAAATAATATAAAAGGATGATGTAAAAATGGCAAATATCACAAGATTACAAGATGTAATTCAACCGGAGATCTTTACTCCATACACAATTCAGCGAACCATGGAGCTGTCTGCATTAGTTCAGAGTGGAATCATTACTAATGATGCTGAATTCGATAATTTAGCTAGTGGACCAAACACGTTGATTAATATGCCTTTCTGGAATGATTTGGGTAATGATGAGTCTCAAGTTATGCGTAATGAAGGTGAAATGAATATCGGGAAGATCACTGCCAGCTCGGATGTAGCACGCAAACATGCACGAGTTAATGCGTGGGGAGCAAACGGGTTGTCTGCATTGCTTGCAGGATCTGATCCGATGAACGCAATCGCTGATTTAGTATCAGCTTACTGGGCTAGAGATATGCAACGTAACCTGCTGGCTACTTTGGGTGGAGTGTTCAAAAGCGCATCTATGTCTGAGAAAGTCTACGACATTACCGCACGAGATGGAGACGCTGGAACCATTAACATGAGCACGTTCCTAGATGCAACTCAGTTAATGGGAGATGCTAAAGAAGCTTTGACAGGGGTCATGATGCACTCAGCTGTAGAAACAGAACTCCGCAAGCAGGATCTGATCGACTATGTGCCGCAATCTGAACAAGGCCGTCCGATTCCTTACTTCAATGGTAAGCGAGTGACGGTAGATGATTCTATGGCTTATAACACGGCCAATGGGCAAGCTGAAATGTACATCTTTGGTCAGGGAGCGATTGGATTAGGTAACGGTTCACATCCTCGAATCGTTCAGACCGAAGTTGATCGTAATCCGTTAGCTTATTCTGGTGAAGAAGCGTTGATCAACCGTAAAATCTTCATCCTACACCCTAGAGGTGTCAAGTGGAATGAAGGTGGAGTGATGAACGAGTTCCCCACTAATGCTGAAATCAATACTGGAGCACGTTGGGAAAGAGTGTACGAGCCTAAAGCCGTTCGTGTGGTTAAGTTCGTTTTCAACACTGTTCCTCAGACGTCACAAACAGAACCAACTCCTGCAGCGTGAGGTGTGAATAATGGCTAAATTTAAAGCATTAATCAAATTCAAAGGCACAAAAGAGAAGAAAACCTTTGAAAAAGGCGAAGAGTTTGAAATGACGATCAAGCGATCTGACGAAGTTCAAAAGAAGATCAAAGAGAAATACGGTATTGACGAAGTCATGGAACGCTTAGACGGTCCAAATAGCGATGCTGACAATAAGTCCGGCGACAAAAGCGAAGAGGACGGCGACAAATAGCCCTCCTCTTTTTTGATTGGAGGGAACTAGCATGCCGTATCTTACGTTTATTGAATATCAACAATTGACGGATTTAAGCACAGAAGTAACGGCAGAAGCTTTTAAGAAGCTTCTGCCAAAAGCTTCTGCCGTTTTAGATGCTGAAACCAACAACTACTATAAGTTCAATGACATTGAGAAGGACCATCCGTTTCGCAGAGATCAGTTTAAACTGGCCTTGTGCTCTCAGGTCGAGTATTTCAATGATCTAGGGGCTACGACATTCGAGCGAATAAACAACGCACCACAGACGTTTTCTGCAGGCAGAACGAGCGTCTCTAACTCAAGTCGGTATAATCCCAGTGGATCGAATGAAAGTAAGCCACTGATTGCAGAAGATGTCTTTTTGTATCTCCAAGGCACAGGTCTTCTTTATCGGGGAGTGAGGTAGCATGATTCCAAAACCACCTAAAGAGTTCTGTGTTGATTCGTTCGACTATCATGAATTTGACGGATTAAACAATTGGTCAGAACCTCAATTTAAAGAGTCGGTATCCATTAAGTACTGCCGAATAGACCGAGGTTCTGAATACAGTTCTGCAGCTTCCGGTAAGCAGTTGCTCTACAATGCGTTGATTTTCTGCTATGAAGGAATAACCACACCTTTGCCAGAATTCAAGGCTCAATCAAAGATTATATTTGATGAAACAGAGCACACGATTGTAAAGGTTATTCCAATCTATGAGCCATACCAGAAAACGCTCTATTCATATGAAATAGAGGTGGTTTGATGGTTAAAGTAGAAGTGGATTTGAAAGTGCCGTATGCAAAGTTAAGCTCTTCTGCTATTAATACGGGGCAATTTTTTGCTGCCAATCAAATGCTAGCGGATATGAATCCTTTTGTTCCGATGCGCGAAGGAATATTAAGATTAACTGGCCACGTGACGTATGGGAATAACTCGATTGAATGGGTCACGCCTTATGCTAAACGAATGTTCTATGAACAACATTATAACTATACGACACCCGGTACTGGTCCGAGATGGGACTTAAAAGCATCAGGATTATTTATGAATGATTGGATTCAAGTATTTATGAAGGGGGCTGGTTGGTAATGGATTTTATCGAACGATTGAATGACAAAATAAATGCAATACCGGCTATGCCGATTCAATCCAGACTTGGATACTTGGATGCTGTCGAATCACTTGCTCTATATCCATTGCCAGGATCAACTGTATTGCATGAGTACATGGACGGTGTGTCCGATCAGAGGTTAAATTATGAAATAGCGATGAAATCAAGGTCACAGCAAAAAATCAGTGAAGTGCTTTGGGAAGTGCAAAAGGAATTAAGTGATTTGAACAGTCTCGCTAGCAGCGATGGCAGCTTTGAATTTAAAGATATAACAATAACGAACATGCCCTACATCAATCAATTAGATGATCAAGGGTGGTTCGTTTTTTTATTGAACTTACAAGCAGACGTAACGGTCTACGAAAACAAGGAGGAAAATATTAATGGCTAGAAATAAAAACGCAATGCGTGAACATTATGTCCAGGCTTACACACCTGGTATAGAAGAGCCAGGAACAGAATGGCTGAGACTGGCTAAATGGATATCCACTATTGGAGACGGAACGACTGAAGGAACAGAAGAAGTAGGGTTCATGGACGGGGATGGGACACCTGAGTTGACCATTACATCAGTGGCCGAAGCTTATACACCAGAAGGATACTACGATCCGGAAGATCCGGCACAGGAATTGATCGCTGGATTGAAACATAAGATCGGCGTGGGCCGTAAGATCTGGCACAGAGTGGTCCGATCAGATGGTAAGAAAGAATGGGTCGGACGGGCAACAGTCTCTGCTATTGTAGCGGGTGCTGGTGATGCAACAGCGGATGAAACATTTAGCTGTAATATTCGTTTTGACAAAATTCCGGAAGCGACTGATTTAACGGGAACACCAGCAGCGTAAGAGGGGCATCCGCCTCTCTTTCCCTTTACATAAGGAGGAGATAAAGCATGACAGAAGTCATTAATATACCGATCCAACGGACTGGATTTCCAGTAAAGATTGGATCGACTGAGTTGTGGTTCGACAGTTCTTTCGAGAACATGAAACGGTTCTTTAGTATTGAAGATCTGGCAAAAGAACGACTTGAAGAAATTAGAGAAAAAGCAGAACATGTTCATTTTCCGGATGAAATCAATGAAGATACGATCGAAACAGTCAAGGCTGAAGACATGGACACAGCATTTGATGTCAATAAAGAGTTTATAGCGATTCAGTATGACCTTATGTTTGGCGAGGGAACTTTTAAACAATTATATGAGGATATACCGGACATCATCGCTTTAGAAAAGGTTTTGGATGTGGTCGGGAAATCAGTAGCTGACAAAATAAACGAGCAGGAAGCTGAACGTGTCAAGGAATACTCGTCAAAACGAGCTGAAATTCTGGATAAGAAGAAACAAAAGCAGAAGTAGGTGTGATTTATGAAATTGAACGATCCGCTAATCACTACCTATGAGTACAGAGGTAATAACATACCCATAGACCTATCATTTGACAACATTTTAGACGTTTTTGATGCCTTAGCTACTCCTAACCTTTATGAGTTTGAACTCGCTGAAATCTGCCTTATTTTGCTTTTTGGAGAGGGCGTCATCCAGCAAGATGATTACATGACGGTGTGGAACGATGTCTATGATACATTTTTAAATCCAGTCGATGAACAGTTTACTGAGTATGACATTTTAGGAAATCCAATGCCTAAGAAGAAAGAAAAAAAGCTCATCAGCTTGGAGAAGGACGCAGAGTTAATCTATGCGTCTTTTTTGCAGTCTTATGGCATGAATTTATTTTCCGAACAATCAAAGTTGCACTGGCAAGAGTTCAAAGCGCTACTGAATGGACTGCCTGAAAATACCATTATGAAACAAGTAATTAGTATTCGTAGTTGGGAACCTAAAGAAGGCGAATCGAAAGAGTACAAAGAGAATATGAAGCGACTTCAGCAGATGTATAGCTTAGAAGAAGATGATGACGAAGAGGAGGTGGACTAGATGGCAGACGGCAGAGTCAAAATAGCAATAGAAGTTGATGGAAAACAGGTCGAAGTTGCATCTGATGGGTTAAGAGGGCTTGAAAAGGATGCTGGCAGAGCCGGCGAAGGTGCAAAGAAAACAGAACGAGGAATAAAGGATTTAGTCATTTCTTTAGGGCTGGTTAAAGTTGGAGCAGCAGCTTTTAACTTACTTGCATCTTCAATGGATACTGCAATCAAGCGATTTGATACGATGAATCAGTTTCCTAGAGTTATGGAACAAGTTGGATTCGGGGTAGATGAATCAACTGATGCTGTTGAGCGTTTAAGAGATGGAGTCACAGGCCTGCCTACTCCACTTCAAGACGTTGTGTCAACTGCTAGAGGAATTGCAGTCATGACTAAGGACCTGGATGGTGCAGTAGATACCACGCTTGCACTTAACAATGCGTTCTTAGCTTCTGGATCCAGCACAGCTGATGCTCAACGTGGCTTGCAACAATATCTGCAAATGCTATCAAAGGGAGAAGTTGATCTACAGTCCTGGAGAACATTGCAGGAAACCATGGGGCTGGCACTCAATGAAGTAGCAGAAGCCTTTGGATTTGCGGGCGCTTCTGCTCAGAATGACTTGTATGCAGCGTTGCAGAGCGGTGACATTACGTTCAGACAATTTAATGAAAAAATTATTGAGCTAGACGGAGCAGTTAATGGATTTGCGGAGCGTGCATTGACTGGAAGCGCGGGCATTGCGACATCTATGGCTAATATTCGTACAGCAATAGCAAATGGTGTCGCAGGATCAATTACAGCACTAGATAATCTGTCCAAGGAGGTTACAGGAAACAACATTGCTGAAAACTTGGATGCTACAAAAGATATCATAGCTGCTGCATTCAACGTCATTAATGGTGCAATTAATGCTTCAATCCCATATTTTAAATTCTTTTATGATGCAGTAAAGGCGACGATACCAGTAGTCGAGTTCTTAGCTCCGGCTATATTGGGTTTAGTAGCGGCTTATGTGGCTTTAAGCGTGATCAATAAAGTAAATACTGCTATAGCTACCAATCAAGCGATACTGCAAGCCGCTGCATTTTCAGGAAAAGCATTGACAGTAGTAACTAAGGCTCAAATGGCAGCACAGGTCGCTAATACAACTGCCACAAATGCCGATACAGTAGCTAAAGCGGCTCAAAGTGGGGCAATTTCAGTAGGGACCGCAGTAATTGGCTTATTCACTGGTGGAATTAAGGCTTCAACTGTCGCAATAGCTTTAAAAACTAAAGCGGTAACGGTTCTTTCGGGCGTTTTAACTTTCTTAATCGGACCGATAGGACTAGTGGTAGCCGGAATCGGATTGCTGACTACAGGTGCTGTCGCTTTAGTCAAGTGGCTAAACCGTAGCACTGAAGAAGGCGAGCGTCTGGCAGGAGAGACTGAAAACCTAGCTGAAGCTACCGATTCAATGACCAGTTCTTTAGATGATTCATCTAAGCAGTATGAAAAAAATCAAGCGAATATAGAATCTAATGCTGAAGCTAATGCAGATCTCGCTCAACGAATAGCTGAATTGTCAGAAGAAGAAAACAAATCAGCTGCACAAAAAGAGCTGTTAGCGTCATATATCGAGCAGTTAAATGGCCAAGTAGAAGGATTAAACCTCTCCTACAGCGAAGAAGCGGACATGATGAACATGTCTAATGAGCAGATTCAAGCAAGACTTGATCTGATGAAAGAGCAAGAAGCTGGAACAGCAGCTCAAGAACGATTGCTTGAAATTGCAAAAGAACAGTCAGAAGTTGAACAGCAACTGGCTGAAACAAATAAATTGCGTGAAGAATGGAACCAGAAACTGGAAGAAGGAACAGTCAGAGGTAAAGAGCATAGCGAAGCTGTCGATCAACTTAATGAATCGCAGGGAGCTCTCGAAGAGCGTCAGCAATCCTTACGCACTGAATATGAACAGACTGAAGAACAGCTCTCTAGAGCTATGGAGAATATTGCCAATGCGACTGAAGACAGCGTAGGAAGGCAAACAATTCTCTTTGATGATCTGTCCGAGTCACAACAGCAGACAGTTGAGTCTATGAAATCCACTTGGGAAGACTACAAATCAGCCGCTACAGATATGTTCGATACTTTGAACGAAGAAGCTGAAATAACAGCGTCTGAAATGGCTAAAAACCTGGAAGAAAACCAACGTATCATCACTGAATGGTCCGAAAACATTGCAACATTAGCAGAACGAGGTGTCGATGAAGGCTTGCTTGAAACATTGCGTGCTGCCGGTCCTGAATCTGCCGGCCACGTTAATGCGTTAGTCAATGCTTCTGATGAAGAATTAGAGCGCCTCAGCAGTGCTTTCTCTGAAGGGGGTAATGTTGCTACCGACGCACTCTCTAAATCTCTAGGCATTGAAGAATCTGGGGTATTAGATGCCGTTGGCCACCTAGTGACTGATACAGAAACAGCACTCTCGGATCAAATAAAATCAGCTGACTTTGAAGGATTAGGTGGAAATGTAGCTGAAGGGCTGGCTGGCGGAATTAGTCAGCAATCAATCGAAGCTGAAAAAGCATCCGAGCGAATGGGTGAAGATGTGAGAGATGCAACTAAAGCTACTCTAGGCATCAACAGTCCGTCTACCGTATTTAAAGAATTTGGAGTGAATATCGCTGAAGGGTTAGCTTTAGGTATCAACGACGGAACATCTAAAGTCATGCAGGCGATCGAGAAAATGTTACAGAATATCCAGACTGATTCCGCTCGGAATTTCCAAAACATAACTAAAGACTATGACCGATCGGTAAAAGAGATAGAGCGGTCACTCAAACAGTTGCCACCTGTAGTGCAGAACGCCATGAAACAAATGTTCGATAGATTGCGAACAGGATCAGCTCAACAGGTACGATTAATGAATACGACATCAACTCAACTTGTCACACCGTTTAATAGTACGCCTGGTCGGTTTAGATTTATCGGTGTCAGTGCGATGAGCGGGTTGAATGCCGGTCTTCTGTCCGGTAGAGCCAGAGTAATAGCCACAGCTAATAACATAGCTGCTAGCGTAGCGTCTACGATGCAAAGAGCCTTACGGATCAATAGTCCATCACGAGTCATGAAAGACGATGTAGGACGATGGATTCCTGAAGGGATAGCAGACGGAATCGAAGACAAAGCACAAGTCGTTTATGATGCATTGAATAAAATGACCGGCAACATGATGAAAGTCACGACACCTGAAGCTGCTTTAGGTACTTCACGAATGGCTGTTTCCGCTAACGCAGTACAGTCAACTCCAGTGAGTCAATCTAAGACTATTAGGAATGACAACGGTGTCAGTATCCATATTGAAAAAATTGAGAATCAATCAAATAGCGATATACCACGAATACTAGAAGAAGCCGCATGGATTATGAATCGAGAAAGGAGTCGGTTAGATGACTAATCAGGTATGGTTTGAATACAACGGCGTTAACAGCCTTGATATGTACATGAGAATTGTTTACGACATTTCTTATCCATCTCCCGAATCTGATATCGAATTTGTTGAGGTGCTAGGCAAAGATGGAGAGCTTGCTGTTGACAATAAACGACTAAAAGGCGTTCTTTTTCCTATCCCTGTAGTCATAAATTTGCCGGACAATATGAGCGTCGATGATGCGGCCACTAAAATCTCTGAGTGGCTACGAAATGATGTTGGGTGGCATAAGTTGAGATTCAGCGGATCTCCTGATTATGAATATGTAGCAATTTGTCATGAGCAATTCAATATACAAGAAACATTAAAGCAATATGGACGGACTGTTATAAATTTCCGGCTAAAACCTTACAAATTTCGTCCGGAAGGATCTGCTTTAGCGTTGGAAAATGGAGAAACACTGTATAACCCCGAAAAAAGAGTGTCTAAGCCGTATCTAAGAGTGACAGGTACTGGAGATATTACACTACGAAATAATGGTGCAGATTGGCTGATTCTGCGTAGCGTCGATGAATACATTGAGGTTGATTCAGAAGCAATGAGCGCATTTAAAGGTAATCGCCCAGCAAACAATAAGGTAATAAGTACAGTTAGACCGTTATTCCCACTGCTGAATCCAGGAGAGAACAGAATAACATGGTCAGGAAATGTAACTAATGTAGAAATAGAAACGAGGTGGGAAGCAATCACATGAGTTACCCAATACTTTATAAAGCGAATGAGGCTGACTTCTCCACACTCGGACTAGGTGTTTTGTCAGATGCAACTTCTGCTCTAGTCACAGAAGAACGAAACGGACAATTTTATCTTATTATGCAATATCCGATTGATGGCATACGCTTTAATGAGTTGAAAAATGATAGAGTAATTAAAGTTGATGCAAGTAATAACTTAAAAGATCAACGGTTCAAGATCGAAAGAATCACTAAACCATCAAAAGGTATCGTCACGGTATACGCCAATCATGTTTCTTATCATTCAGAAGAATTGCAACTAAGGCCAGATGTTAGTTATAACGGCAATGCTCAGAGTGCTTTAACTACATGGAGAAGTAACTTAGTAGATTCCCACCCGTTTACTGTCTATTCTGACATACAGACTGAAGGTAGCGGCAGATGGTCTATAGATAAAGTCGAAAACGCCAGACGTGCGTTGGGAGGCGTTCAAGGTTCGATACTTGATTCTTACGGGGGAGAGTATCGCTTCGATAACTATCATATAGGCTTATATGCTCAAAGAGGCGACGAATCAGGTGCATTGATAGCTTACGGTAAGAATTTAATCGAACTGGAACAAGAGGAAGAAATAGCGTCAACCTACACGTCGGTTTATCCATATTCAGTTATCTATAACGATGACGGCGAGGAAGAATTAATTACCTTGCCTGAGTATTTTATAGATAGCGAATATGTCGCTAATTATGCACGTCGTAAAATACTAACCGTTGACTTCTCGGATGAAGACATTAAGACGGCGGACAGCTTGAGAACAAGGGCGCAGCGTTACATTAAGGAAAATAATGTTGGTGTGCCTAGAGTTAATTTAAAAGTTAAGTTTATCGATTTATCAAAAACATTAGATTACAAACATTTGAAACTCGTAGAAGAAATAAATTTGTGTGATTGGGTCGATATATATTTTGAGAAATTAGATATCGTGCGAAAGGCAAAAATAATCGCAGCTACTTGGGACGTCCTTTTAGAAAGATATCACGAAATAGAAGTAGGCGAATCTAGAGCGAGTTTATCTAGAAGCATCGATACGACGATTGAAAGACGTTTAGATCCTGTGTCGACTCGACTGAACATCATCCAAACTGATGCAAACGGGAAAAACTCAGTGTTTAGAGGTCCGACCGAACCCCTTGCACGTAAAGTGGGCGACTTATGGTACAAACCCGTAGGCGACGGCGAAATGGAAATGTATCAATGGAATGGCGCCATTTGGGAATTAGTTGTGTCGACAGCGGTTAATAGTGAAATCGACACGCGCATCGAAGACGCTAAAGGTATAGCAGAACAAGCAAGAGACCATTCGAACCTGCTGCAATTAGATGCTGACAGCATACTTGCTGGTCTAGGCATCGAAGGGATTACCGAGACGAATCAGAACATCGTCAATCAGATCAAGGCAAATGTAGGTGACCGCATTGATGAACTGGTATCGAATGTTGACGAATTACCGACCGTTGCCTATGTCAACCAAGAAATAAATAGAGTAGAAGGTAGTATCACTACAGAAATAGCTAAAGTGACCTCGAATCCGTCGGGAACAATTGCTGGTTACAATACATTAGTTCAAACGGCGGAAAGAAACGAACAACTAATCGCTAGTATCAAGACAACGCCTGAGGCTGAAATAGTCGGGTATCAGCGCATCGTTGAACAAGCTGATTTATACGAACGTGTTATAGGGACTACGGAAAATGACATTGACAGCAACGTGTCTCGCATTGTGCAAGGCAGTGGCATTATCCAGACGGAAGTAATCAGTCAGCTAGAACGGGGAACTGAAGACACGCTGACAGATAAAACACAGAGATTCATACCGCCTAACGATACAGTAACTCTCTCGTTATCTAAGCCGATGGCTATAGGTACAGGATATGAGTTCACGTTCTCCGTGAGCCAATCAGTAGATAAT